TTAATGGATCTGTAGTCAGAGTAACTTCTTTACATTCCCAAATGCCACCTGCTTCCTCACATGATGCTTGGTCAGTATATTCTGGAATAGAACATACACAAGAATTAACAGTATCGCCAATAGAAGGCGGTTTTGGAAGTTCTATTTTGCTTATCGCTTCACCAATTTTTGGATTAAGTTTATTGAGTTTACCAACAAGATCATCAACCTTATCGCCAAATTTTTCTTGAATCTCGGTTATTTTTTGTGTAAATGCTGTTGGGGATGATCCAAGTGAACCAAGTTTAGCAACTTCTTCTTGTAAACTAAAGTTTTCAATTGTTTTAGTATTCCACTGTCCGTTTGCATTTAGACATGCTGCTTTGCTTGTTGGAGTTATTGGATTAAAATCATCATCAGTTAATACCAAGTCTTCATCAAAGTCTGTACACCAACCAAGTTCTATTGGTCCAGTTGCTTTGCCATTGATTAAATCAAGACCTTCCTGCATCTTTGCTTTAGCAGTTTCCATATCACCAAGTTTTGCTGCGCCACCAGACATTAAGTCTTTCAACTTATCTTTCTGGTCGGTCATTGCCTTGATATCTTCGTCTTTTATATTACAACCCATGTTTAATCTCCGACAAATACATCACTGCTGCCTGTGGCAGCATGGCCACATGTAGCAGTATCCTCAGCATTACAAACAGCAATTCCACCAATGTAAACGCTATTTGATCCTGCTTCCATAGTTGGACCTGCATGTAATCCTGGACCATGATCTGCCACAGAATCTCCATCAACGATAACTTCTTCGCCGTTAGCATATACTGTTGTCTGACTTGGAATCAAGTCGCCACCAGCAGTATCATTGTCTCTACAAATTCCTGGCATTAGTTCAAATCAATCCTTGCTGCGTCAACATCTAAGTTGCCTGTAATCTGTGTTGTTTGGTTTCCACCAAACGTCTCATTAACATTCGCAGGTGTTTCAATAGTCATATTACCTTTAGAAGTCACAACATGAACACCCAAGTTTGTCAACTTATAATCACCAGTAGCAAAGATTTGAGTATTACCGAATGATGTTAATGCATAATCTTCGTTTGTAGTAATTGAATAATCAAGTTTGACATTTAGAACTTTTTCGCCTGTTGCAATATTTTCAATACTGTTTCCTTCAACAAGTGTTAAGTAATCGTTAACACCAATATTAGTTGATCTGCTTTCCACAACCTCAGTTTCTTGGTTGTGACCAACTTTGGTTTGCCAAGAACTTTTAAGGTCAAATGATGTCTCACCTTCAACTTCTAAATGATAGTTACCTTTAATAAGTTCTCTTTTATTTCCATCAACGGTGACATTTAAGTTACCTTTGATGTACATGTTCTTTCCTTTGATAACAATTTCGTTATCATCACCCATAATTTTTACAGTTCGAGTTCCATCATTAATAATTTCTTCATATGTACCTGATGGATGAAAACGATGGTATCTCTTTTTGTTCGGAGAATCATCAAACTCTTGTAAATGTCCACCTTCTGTTTCATAGGTGTGATTTACAGGATACTCTGCAATATAATCGTCTGCAGCAGGTTTTTCTTTCCAATATACAGGATTATAATATGCATCATCTCTATCTGGTGCTACACTTGGAATCTTTGGTGGCGTGGCAGTAGAATAAACAATTTCATTTTCACCATCATCATCCAATCGATTAGCATTCTTAAGAATCCTTGCTGGATGCTCTTCACACTTTGATTCTCTAGCAGCACGGTTAACATCAGAATAATCAATAAGATCTTCTAAAGGATAAACACCTTTTGGATCATTAAATCCTTTAGTTTTATCAGAAACTTGAGATGGGATACCTGGAAGTGTTCCCATAATAACTGGTTCTTGTGCACGTTCACCGTCCATAAAGAAACCAATAACCCATGAACCTTCCACAATACCAGTAGGAGAAAAACCCAAACCATTTACAGAAGCAGACTGAACACCATTCATAACTTGTGCCCATGGCAAGTCTTCAGTTGCTATATCACTTTTCTTATCCGTGTGATATCCAAAACAACGGACACGCAAACGACCCAACTGAATTGGATCGTCTCTATCTTCAACTACTCCGACGAACCAAGTAAATCCGTCTCTACCAATAAATTCACGCATCTGGGTTTCTTCTTGGTTTTATAATAACTCTTTTCTTCTCAGTTAAAAGTTCTGGTTCCTCTGGAACGTGAACTTCTGGTTCAACAATTTCTTGCAGAAATTCTGCTTCAGTATTTTCATTTTCTGTAATCACATTTTCTTTTTTTGGTAACATTATGCTATGCCTCCATCTTTGGTGCACTCAATTACTGTTTGCATTTCCGCTTTAGTAAAGATTTGTCTAACCTTTGTTATCAAATATTTACCAGTTAAATATTTATCATGTTCTTCAATACCTTTTGCATCATCAGTATCAACTGGAAAGTTTAACTTTAACACTTGACCAACTTTTAAATTTGGATTCGCTGGTAATAAAACTTCCATTGAGGTATTAAACACAGCAGATCTAAATGAATTTTTAATATCTTTTATGCTGTCAAGTTTTTTGGGTCTTGGGTTTTCAGAGACAAATAAGTTATCTGTATCATGACCATTTCTTGTAGTCATTAGTGTCACAACAGGTTCTTTATCTTGAGCAATACCTTGAACAACTCTATCTTGCAGTTTGTTGAAATTTTTAGAATACTTTGTGTAATCGTATACAGTTTCTTTTTTATACTTTTTAAGCAAATCAATTTTAGTTGTTTTGGAAATATACAACCCTTTGGATAAATTATCAAGCAAATCAAATTGTCTATTGACTTTATATCCAACGATAGACTTAGAGTCTTGTATAATATCTTCTTCCTTTTGTGTATTTACATTTGTGTGCGCATACCAATACTCATCAAAAGGTTCTTGAGTTAAAATATCATTTACATTAACAAAGTTAAAGTTCTCAGAATCCTCATAAAAAACAAAATATGGAACTTTGTTTGGACTATCTGATTCTCTTGTTAAAAATCTAATTGTATCATCAACCGTCAAGTTTGGTATAACAAACTTGTGTAACCCTGCAGTCTCTGAAGAATTTAATTGTTTTTGTATTCTGTTGTTGGTGATGTCACGAAGTCCTTGATATACAGATTTTACATTTTGTGATTGAAAGTATTTTTTAAAGACACTTTCAATCATATTCTTAGTTGTATTACCAGATTCACCACCAAACGCATTTGATATTCTGGTTGCTTGAGTCCAGTATGCTTCTTCGCTTATACCAGACATTAAATAGGATTCTGAATTATTAATACTTTGTCTATCTGATATAGAACTTAATCTAAAAGAGTGCGTGTATATTTTTTCTTTACCTTTTGCACGGTTTCTGTAAGAAATGACAAATACCTCAGTTCCAGAAAAACCACCAGTAAAGTTTTGATCTTTGTAACTTGGTAATTGGTGCAAAAACTTTGATGCGTCATGAATCACCAACTCACATTCCATATAATGTCTGAATATGTTTTGGTAGATGTTTATGCTTTCGATTATCTCGGAAATATCAACAGGGTTTCCATTTGACGTTATGAAAACCGTGTCTAATATTTCTACGTCACCTGGATGACGATAACCTTGGACGCTCTCTTCACTCATACACCATTCCTAAGAATATCTTCAATTTCGCCAGCGATTTTGTTTAAGTATTTTTTATCAAGAAGTCTAATTTTAGTTTTTTTATCATTCAATTCAACTTCATAGTCCCACTTTGAAATAGACTGTTTGTTTATTTCATCTAATGTGTTATAAGTTGATTCGTCAACCACAACATACCTTTCAGGGATTACTGTACCATCAACTTGAGTTTGTTGTTGAGTTAATATTCTGCGATACTCATGCACTGTTGCTTGTGCTGAAGCAATAGATCCATACTTTCCTCTAATATACTCTTCAAAATCATAATTAAACAATGGCCAATCAAAGATAGGGTCAACAATATCATTGTAATGTAAGATAACCCAAGCATATGACGAATCGCCATAATATTTTTCAGCAATAGTGTCTGGTCTATCACCAACTTGTATATCATAATCATAGTAAATATCAACACGATTTTGTAAAGAGTCTTTAACTTTGAATCTTCTTAAAATATTGGTGACTTCAATAAGATTGTTATTATTAGTGAAGTCTTGAAAAACTGTAGGGAAATATGAGAAATAGTTTGACATTACATGCTATCCTCTGGAGATTTAAAATCTTCTTTTGTTACAATTTCTACTTCTTGGAAAGTCATACTAATATCAATTACTACTGGGTTTCCATCATCAAAGAAACGAGGAACACCATCACCATTGTAGTTGACCTGCATATCTTTTAATACACTTCTCTTAAATTTAAACATACTGGTCTGTAAAGTAGGAGCAAAACTAATTAAAAACTCATCAGGGTAAGTGAATAAGAACTTATTATCTGCTGGCAAACTAGGATACATTGCTTGCTTAAATTGGAAAATTATTTGCTTTAATGTTTCTGCTTCATCTGGAGATCTTGGAATAAAACGATAACTAAATTGAAACGTTCTGAATCCAACACCATCAAATAATACAGCAAGGTGTGAGTTTAATGTTTTGTTAAACCTACTCATCAAACCTTGAGCAGCAGTTCCTGCACCACCAACGGTAGCACCAATTAAAGCACCAATTGGTCCACCTGCTAATGCACCCACTGCACCTGCTGCACCTATTGTAACACCAGAAGCTGCCAACTGATTAAGATCCGCTTTAGTTGTTGCATCAATTTCTGAACCACCACTGATATAGTTTGCGAAATCTTGCAATCCCCCTGTTGCTGCTTTTTTTGCAGCATCAAATGCTGCTTTTGCTTGACCTGTTTCAATAGTTCCAGAAGCAAGTGCGCCAGCAATACCCATTTCCTGATCTTTATAATTTGCACTATATTGTGGATTTAGATTGCTTGGTAAAGGTAAAACGATATTCTGTAAAGTTGTTGTATCTTCGTTACCGCTTTCCTTTTGGCGAACACGCTCTATTCTTTCAAACCGAATAAAATGTTCCATATCAATATCAGCAGGGAAGAAGTGGTCAACAAATCCAGTATCCCATGTTTCACGAAACATTTCTTTTAATGGGGAATTTGAGTTAGATTTTTTTAATGCTTGCTGTTTTCTTTGATTGAAGTTGGCAGAAAGGGATAATCCACCTTTACCAAAACCAATTCCAAGTCCGTTTGCTGCTGTACCAAATCTAGCACCAAGTCCACCAGTGATATCTTCTATTCCCATGGGGTTTCCCTAAATAAGAGTTGTTTCAGTCTATTTATAATGATATGTTTAAAACTTATAAAGGAAAGTACAAACCAAAGTTTCCCAACAAATATAAAGGTGATCCAAATAATATCACCTATCGTTCAGGTTGGGAACTCCAGTGCATGACATACTTTGATAAGAACCCAGACATTATCTGGTGGGCATCTGAAGAAATGGCAATACCTTATCGGTCACCTATTGATGGCAAACGTCACCGATACTTTCCAGACTTTATAATCAAGACTTCAAATGGGGAAGTGGTAATGATAGAGGTAAAACCTGCTTCTCAGTCTAAACCACCCGAAAAGAAAAGTCGAATAACAAAAAAATATTTAAATGAAGTAAAGACTTGGGGTATCAATCAAGCAAAGTGGAAAGCAGCACAGGAATATTGTGCAGATAGAAAATGGAAGTTTCAAGTAATAACAGAGAACCATTTATTCGGGAATCGTCCTAAATAGTCATATGTCTATATTCAGTCAAATTATATCACAAGGTGCGAAAGCAGGATACACTCCTGCTTCTACAGCAAAGGCACGTCAGTGGTTTAGAGATACTGCAAGGGATTTTGCTGCAGGTCGTTCACGAATGATGCGTGAAGGAAACAAAGTTGCATCACCAGAAATAGGTTCAATGTATCATTTCATATATGATGCTAAAGGTAAAAAATCATTACCTTACTATGATAAGTTTCCGCTTATCTTTATGGTTGGACCAGCAGCAGGTGGGTTCTATGGAATTAATCTACACTATTTACCACCAACGTTCCGTGCAGTTTTGATGGACAAACTATATACAATATCAAGCGATAAAAAATATGATGCGAATACAAAACTAAGATTATCATACGATGTTCTAAAAGGTGCAGCAAAGTTTAGTTACTTTAAACCAACCTTTAAACATTACCTTGCTAGTCAAGTAAAGTCTCAGTTTTTGAAAATAAATGCAAATGAGTGGGATATCGCTTTAATGTTACCAACGCAGAACTTTGCTAAAGCAAGCGAAGCAAAAGTTTACGCTGACTCAAGGAAGGCAATCTAATGTTAGGCGATCTAGTAAAAGGTGCAGCAAAGTCGTTTATTGATAACGGCATAAAATCACTATTTGGTGGTGGTGGTGGACCATCTGAGGGGTTTAGCGCACAGAATATTCTCGCATCACTAAATGAAACTGGTGTTGCGCATTCTGGACACTTTGAAGTATTCTTAGTTTCAAATTTACAAAAAGCAACAACCTTTGATAAAGTTGGTGCAGAAAGTAAAATGAGATTTCGTGCAGAAGCAGCAGAAATTCCAGGTCGTTCTTTAGCAACAGTTGATCAACGTTTTGACAACTACTCCCCAATCGCAAGAGTTGTTACTGGTCAAACATATACTGATGTAACTGTTACATTTTTACTTTCTGAAGATCTAAGAGAAAAAGAATACTTTGAACGCTGGCAAGAATCAGCGGTGCAAACTGGTGCCTTCCAAGATATCGGTGCGCAGACTAAAAACAACCCACAATATTATAATGACTATGTGGGTGTAGTAGAAATTAGACAATATGGTGCTGCTGGAGATTTAAGGTCTGTGCATAAACTTGACAATGCCTTTCCTATCGTTGTTGGTGGTGTTCAAATGAACTGGGGCGATGAAGGTTTTGCTAGACTACAAGTTACATTCTCATACCAAAGATACAGAGCAGTATTCTATAATCAAAATCAAGCACAAAAAGGAATCAGTGGTGGTTTCTCATTAGGTCCAGGTGGATTATCTGGTTCGCTACAAGTTCCAGGAATTGGTTCTTTCAACGTTGGTGGCGGAAGAAGCGCAGTAAACTTAGGCGGATTAAAAAAGAAAATATTTAACGCATTATAATTTTGAGGTTATATTATGGCATTACCGAGTATATCATTACCAACTTTCAGTATGAAAATCCCATCAACGGGAAAAACAATTAAATACAGACCTTTCTTAGTCAAAGAAGAAAAGATTCTTTTAATGGCGCTGGAAGGTAAAGATAGGTCTGAGATAACACAAGCAATCTATGATATTTTAGAAGAATGTGTTGTAACAAAAAAAGTAGATTTTAAAAAACTTCCAACATTTGACATTGAATATATGTTTATGATGTTAAGAGCAAAATCTGTTGGAGAGTTGATAACATTCACAATGTCTCATTCAGAAGAAAGTGAATGTAAACACAGATCAGAAGTTGCTGTTAATATTAATGACATCAAAGTTGAAGGTGAAGTATTAGACGGAAAGATTATGCTTACTGATGATATTGGGATTCAAATGCATTACCCAACTATCGAAGCAATTGAAGAACTAAACAAAGAAGAAGCAGTTCTTTCTGTGATAGCAAGTTGTATTGATCTGGTATTTGATGCTGATGAAGTCTATGATGACTTCACGCACAAAGAAATGATGGAGTGGTTGGGAAATCTAAACACTTCTCAATTTGAAAAGATTAATGAGTTCTTTTCAAATACACCAAAATTAAGACACATAATTGAGTGGACTTGTAAAGAATGCGGAGAAAAAGATAGCGTAGAAATAGAAGGAAT